GGATGCTGTCAGGGATGTGTTCAGCCTACAGGAGTTCCGCGCAAAAAGAAAGGGCGGCCGAAGCCGCCCTTTCCGTGCCGTGAGTGGTTTACGCAGCGCCCGGCGAACCGAACACGCAACGCGGGTCGGAGAAGCCGAAGCTGTAGCGTTCACGCGCCTTGAAGCGCATGTTGCCGGTGTCGAAGTCCCCTTCCATGCCGGTCGAAAGAGCAACGCGTTCGAAGTGGATGAAACCACGAGGCGCGTCGGTCTTGATGAAGAAGGCGTCGGGGTCGGTCAGGAAGTCGTTGACCGCGTAGCCTTCGGGCAGCATGCCCATCGACCGGATGGCGTTGACGTCGTTGTCTGCGGTGCCAACGCGGAGGTTGGAAACCATCAGACGCTCGGCTACGAACTGCAGCTGGCGCGGGATGATCAGCTTCATGCCGCGCAGCGCCACCTTGAGACCACGCTCGTCAACGAAACCTGCGATGGAGATCAGCGCATCTTCCAGCGATGTCTCGTTCAGGTCTGCTGCGGTCGAAGGCTCGTTGGCAAAGGTGCTGCCGTTCGTGAGCGGGTGGTCGGTGGCACACAGAGCCTTGCCATCGCCGCCTGCCGAAGCACCGCCGGTGAAGGCGTTGTTCAGGACTGCAGCAGCTTTGACCTGCTTGGTGTGGGCCATCGAACGAGCCAGCGCACGGGTGTAACGCGAGCCGAGGCGGTCGTAGAGGTTATCCTCCACGGCTTCTTCGGTCAGCGAGAATGCCAGTGCAACAGTCTCGTGGTTGTAGCGCGCGGTGTACGCCTCGTTCGCTTCGTCGAAGGTGATGGCCGAACCTTCGGACTTGGTCGGCGCAGCGCCGAAGCCCGAAAGCATGACCTCTTCTTCGAATGCACGATCCGAGGATTCGGTGGTGTAGATTTCCGCGTGCTGGTTTTCGTACCGGCTGTATTCCATCCCAAAGAGGGCGTTCAGACCGGGTTCCAGCTCTTTCGCAAGCTGTGCGCGAGAGATAGCCATTGGTCAGCCTCCTTTAGACGCCGGTGGTCGAAACAGTGCCACCAGCAATCGCGCCGTTCGGCGAGTTGAAGTGGTTGTTCAGACGCACGATGATGCCGATACCAGCACTTGCGAAGTCTGCGTTCTCCGGGTCATCCTTGATGCCCATGATACGCATGTTCAAAGTGTTGGTGGTGGCGATGGTGTTCAGGTCGAGAGTTGCCGACGAAATGCCGGAAACGGTCGAACCCGAAGTTGCAGTCGCGAAGTTTGCGTTCGAGAACACAGCTGCGCGAACCTCGGCCTCGGTGTCGAAACCAGCAACCACGTTCGAGGTCGAGACCACGAACAGCTGGGCAGGGTCGTCATACACGAACGCCTTGACCGGATGGTTCGAGTCTGCACCCGATCCCGGCCAGTAGTTCGAGAAGACCTTTTCACCGGTGACCGACGAAACGTATTCACAACCCCAGAACACCCCCAACAGGCCAACTGTTCCACCCGCGGCAGCGCCGACGATGTCGATGACACCTGCGGCAAGCGGGATGACAGGAGAACCCTGATAGATCGCGTTCGTATTGGTCGAAGCAATACGATACTCGGTCGCGCCGGTGCTGTTGGCATTCTGACCCATCTTCGCGATGGGACGAAGGCCGAATGCGCCATTGATATTGGCCATTTTTCAGCTCCTTAAAGCATTATTCGGAGGAACGATCCCCTCCGAAAGAGACACGACTTTGCCGTTCACGATGGATCGGCATCGAAGGATGTTGTTCCTTCATCAGGTCCTGATCAACAGCGGTCATCTGTTCGCGGGTCCGGTTCCCGTAATACGCGGATCTTTCAGCTGCTGTTTCTGCAGGCATGCGACACAGAATCAAACCACCTTGGCCGATGACGCCCGCGTACTTACCGTCTTCGACGGTCGGAGCCGCGAAATCGGGGTATTCTTCCCCACGGACCGGTTCCCAGCCCTCACGCAGCTTTGCGTACACGTTCATCTTGTCCTCCTCGCCGCGCATTGCAACGCGGACCCAGCGGTGGACATAACCCTCCGGGGGAGGGGGAGCGGCAAGGTGACTTGGTGGTGTCCAAGGCTTGCGGCGCGCTTCTGTTTCGCGCGTTGTGGTAGACCGGGGAGTTCTGTTATTCGTCATTGACTTAATCCTTCACAAACTTTGCATATTCCTCAAGCGGAACATTCAGGCGCTTTGCCATCGCAATCTGTGAAGGCGTGAGCTTCACGGCCTTGCGCCCCTGCTTTGGATTGCGGGATGCTGAAGACGCAGCAGGTGCGACCTGCGCCTTGCCCGAATTTTGACTGCGGAACTTATGTGGAAACTCTTTCCTCATTCTCCGGTCAACCTCAGTATAGTATTCATCGCTGCTTGGGTCAAAGCCTTCCTCTTCGACCAAGCGTCGGTGTATTCCAAACACCGCGTAGGTCATGGTCTCGTCTTGCCCAAACCATTCGTTTTTTGACGCCCAGTCCTGTGCCTTGGGATCAGGTCGAGGCTGCTGCTGCTGCGCGTGCTGCTGCTGCGCGTGCTGCTGCCTTGCAAGCTGTATTTGCTGCTGTGCATAGGTCTGTCGGCTGGTTTCTACCTTGGCCCGAGCCGCGTCATATCGCTGCTTGTCCGCAGTAGCGGTTGCCAAGATTTCTTGGGCCGCAATCATGGCGTCCGTGTCGCCTGCCTCATAGGCCTCTTTGTACTGACGCTTCGCTGCTGCGATCTGCGTCTCTACACGCTGGCCGTACTCCGTCAGGTAACCGGAGTCCAGCTGCTGCATACGTTGTTTCAGCTGCTGATTTTCCTGATACACCTGCTGTGCAAACCGAGCGGCTTCTTCACGCTGCCGCTCTTCTTCACGGTACTTTTTCGTCAGGTTCGAGATGCGCTTTTGAACAGAAGCACTGTATTGTTCAAGTTCATCCGGTTCTGCCTTCTGGACTCTTTCTTCAGCGCCAGAGGACTCCACCTCGACTTCTGTTTCCGGGGCATCAACTTCGATTTCGACGCCTTCGTCGGTCTCTGTATTCATTGTCTTTTCCTCACACGCTGACGATGTCGTCTGGGTTCAGCAGTGTCGCCAGAACCTCATCGTCGTTGATCATGCGGATTTCCCCGCCATCGATCTTGAATCGCGAACCGGCGTATCTGCCGATGCACACCCAATCGCCTTCCTTGCACCACGGCTCGCTGTCCGGGCCAAACTTGCCCGGGTCTTTGTAGGCCAGCGGACCTACCTTGAGCACGTAGCAGACCACGGTGGCCAGCGCCTCGCGGTCTCGGACCTCGTCCGGGATATGCAGGCCTCCGGCGGTCTTGCCGCGGCCCTTGTACGGCATGACCAGCACCCGCCAGCCCGTAGGCTGCGGAAGGCGTTCGGTCAGCGGCTTTTCAAGCAGTGAGGGGTCGAGAACTCGGTCCTCGGGTTTGACATACGCGGATGGTTTTTCCGCCTCTGTCGTGGAGCTCGCTTTGTCCGCGGCCACGCGTTTAGCGACGTGCTCCGGAAGATATAGGCTCGTCATCGCCCGTAGTTGCCTCCAGCAGGGTCTTCAGTTCTGCGCGACAGTGAGCGACGCCCCGTATCTCGCCCACCAAGCGTTGGTAATCAGGCCAGTCCTTGACCGACCCCGCAGCAAGCGTGTCGGTCAGATCTTGTTCCCTGTCACTCAAGTACTTGTACAACTTCGACGCAAAATCCACAACATCCATTAAAACGCCTCACGCGCCATGTTCATGACGTCAGCCTTCATGGGTCCGCCCGCTTCCCATTTGTCGCAGGTCATGTTCGCAGAACAGACGAATTTGAGCTTCTGGCAGTATCCGGTGTCCCCGGACTCGTCGCCCACACACTCCATCATGTCTTCGGTCAGGTTGTAGTACGAACAATTCCCGCACACTTCGGTCTCGACAAAACCACCGTCATCCGCAGGATCGCGGTAGTCGTAGTCTTCCATCGCGCGTTCTAGGTTCTCCTCGTTGACCTCGGGATTCCGCGTGGCAAGAGGGCAGCTGCGGCCCTCTTCGTCTTCTTCCATTTTATCTACCGGGGTCATGTCCCCGAACTGTATCATCAGAACAGGCATTAGCTCGGTCCTCCGGTATTGCGCATCTGCGCCATCCTCATGGTAGCCTCAATCCGCTCCCGGTTGACGCGGTTACGGTCTTCAGCAATCTCTTCCTGCAGTTCGATCCGCGCAGCTTCGCCCGCAGCCTTCTGCTCCAACTGCTTGCGTTGCAGCTCCAGCTTTGCCTGATCCACCTGTGCGTCGGACAAAACTTCCTGCTGCTTGATGTCCAACTCCCGCTGGCGAATCTCAACCAGCGGGTCAGACGCCGGAGCGTCACCTTCCAGCATGTCCGGAAGATACTGCTCAAGCAGTTGGTGCTGGACCACAGCGGCATACGCTGCCACCTGCTGCGGATCATTCAATGCCTGCTGGATCTGCGTGATCTGCTGCATCACTTGCTGCGGGTCAACTGCACCCGTTTGTGCGGCCATCTGAGCTTGCTGTATCATTTCCTGCGACTCAAGCATCACTTTCTGCCGGGCCAGCATTGCGATGTGTTCCATGCAGTGTGCGTAGAACAAGGCCTTTTGCTGCGGGCTTTGCTGTACCAGCGGTATTCGCAGCCCCATAATGTGGGTAGTCAGATGCGCCTCGTGGTTCTGTGTGTCAAAGGCCTGCGCTGTACGGCCCAAGATCATTGCACCGTTTTCTGTAGACGCATCCATTGGCTGTGGCTGGGGCGGCGGAGGAAGGAGCTCTTCGATGTTCTGGATTTCCAGCGCCTGATACATACGCATATACGCAGCCCGCATGTCGTGCATCTGCGGGGCCGCCTGCGCCATCTGCAACTGCTGTTGCGCAAGAGCAACACGTTGCGCCATCGAAAAGATGTTTGGATCGGAAACCGGGATCACGTCTACCCGACCGTCGAAGTCCTGCGCCTTGATCGCAGGCTCCCCGCCAATCGGCTTGTACGGGTATTGTACGGGAGCGTTATCCGAGATGACCCGAGCGAGAATCTTGAACTCTTGCTTCTGGGCATTGTGCAAACGCTTGTGGATTGCGGACATAACCTTGGTGCCGCGTTCGATCATCGCCACAGTCGTGCCGACAGGGGTCTCCTGCTGCGCATTGCCGTCAGCCATCTGCTGATCAGCAAACGAGACGAAGCGGCGTCCTGCGTCCACCAGAGCGCCCAGCAGGGACGCCAGCGTGGCCGAGGGCTCTTTGTACGGCAGCGGCAGCAGAGAATCGCGGATCGCACCGCCCGGGGCATCGATGTCGCGCCATTCGCCCGGCTGCAGCGGCTCGTCGTTCTTGGCCACCCGGATACCCTTGGCCTTGAAACCTGCGGGCAGGTTGGCCAGCGTGCCTGCGTCAATCAGCTGACGCAGAATGCTGGTAGCCGCCCTGCCGAGGTTGCCCAACATGTGGGTCAGACCAAAGCCGTAGAAGCCCAGACCGGGAAGGAACTTGTAGTGTGTGAAATGCTGCAGGCGGCGGCGGGCAGGATCGTCTTCCCGGTAATTTCTCCGGATAGACAGAATGGTGCCGCTGTCGCGGTCCAGCGTGACCACATAGGGCAGCTTTACGCCGTCGGGATCTTCGAAGCCTTCGATGTCGAGTTCGGTGTCAACTTCGAGCAATGTGTAGACGTCGTCGGTGTAATTGCTGGGTTCCACGCCCTGAAGCTCGTCAACCTTCTCTTCCACATCATCGCGGCGGATATACCCCGGCGACGGCAGGTCTACATCGCGGTAGAAACCGCTGACCTGCATTTTGCGGATGTCGTTCTCCCCCATGTTCAAGACATGCGTAACGCGAGGTGCGGACCGCAGGTCAGCCGTCTCGTACGGCACCACAACATCCTGCGCGGCCACGAACTTGGACACCGGGCGCTGCAGAACCGGGTCAAAGTAGACCTTTTTGAACGTCGATCCCGAAAGCGGAAGATAGAACAGCATCTGGTCCATGTCGCTGTCGTATTCTTCCATCTCATCAAGGATGAGGTAGTTCATGTAGTTCTTGACCCGGGTCGCCTGCTGAACAACGTCCGGGGTCTCCGTGCCAACAATACGCGCCTTGACCGGGCCACCCGGAGGCAGCAGTTCTTTGTATGCCTGCGCCTGAAACTGAACCACGGACTCCGAAATCACAGGATGGGTCACACCGGACGCGCCCTCGAACGGCTGATCACGGTCTTCCATCTTCACGCCCAGCAGATCTAGGCCCTTGTTGTAGACCTCTTCCCACTCGGACCGCGACTCAAGGTCCTCTTCAAAGGCCGAGATCAGGTCTTGGCCCAGCGAATCCAGAACGTCGTCGTCCAAAAAGTCCGCGAGGTTGGCATCGAACGGAATCAGCGCGGCCTGCAGCTCCTGCTCGTCCGCGCCTTCCATTGCGGACAGGGCTTCGATCAGGGCCGAGCCGTCGTCCTGCATGGTAACCTGTGCGCCACTAGAAAAGTCCGGGGGTGCCGCGACGGGCACTTCTACACCCAGACCATCCTGCGGGATGTCCTGCGGTTGACGATCAACCATGTTGCCGAAGGGCTGCGGAGGCAGTGCCATCAGTAATACTCCCGTGCCCGCGGTACGTGGGCTTCATCCATTTCCTCTTCCTCGTGCAGGGTAACAAACCCGCCCTGCCGGAAGCGCATCAAGGCCAGCGTCATGCTGTCCACGAAGTCGTCATGATCCCCGTTTGGAAACGAAGATACCTCTTCTATGACCTCCTCGGCAAACTTTTTGTCCGCCGGTGCCCACACCATACCAGCTTCGAAGAGCGGTGACACGGTGTGCATGCGCAAATGTTTGTCCACACCGCCGCCCCCGGCCCTTCGGCCGGGCGAAAAACCCATCGCCGGGATACCGCGTGCGCGGAGCTCGTCAATCAGCGGTCGGCCCGTGGCCTTCGCTTCGATGATCACCATGTCGGGTTCCCAGTATTTGTGTTCGTTGAAGGCAACCTCCTTCAACTCCGGGAAGCTCCACCGGCCGCGCTGCGCGTCCAGCAGAATGATGTTGTCTTTCTCGCCATCCTTCGGCTCGAAGATGCCCCACGTCGTGATTGCGGAGTAGTCCGCACTTTCCTTTTTCGAAAAGGCCGTGTCGTACGCCTGAATGACGTACTTGATAGGAGGGATTTTTTCCTTCTCCCACATCTGCCACTTATCTTTCCCGATAATGTCGGCCCCGGCACCCGTGGGCTTCTGCTGCCACTGCGCGTTCCATTTGGGCAGCGGAAGCGAGGCCTTGACCGACAGCAGGTCCTCTTTCTTCCAGAACTCCGGCCACAGAGGGTTGCCTGACGGCAGCAGGGCCGGGAACTCGACGACCTCCCACTGGTCGGCCAGCGGATCATTGGCCTGCGCAGCCAGCAGACGGCCTGTGAGGTCCTTCTTTCCCCAGCGGGTGTTGTGGCTGACGACGCCATTCGCAATGAAGTTTTCGGTGCGGTCAACCTCTACGTCAAAAACCTCCTCTACCCCCGCCGGGAGGACGCAGAAAATTTCATCCGTTGTGAAGTCGGAGGTATCTTGCCGCGGACAGCAGTCTTTCCGGACTTTTGC